GGGTTATTAAATCTTACTTAGCCGAACTTAAGCCAAACGGAGGCAGCTCCTTAAAAGATCAAATGAATCGACTTGAACAGCGTGTCGATGATCTGTATTTGCTATTAATTAAGAAATAATTTCTGACATGGCGAACACACGAAAACCTATCAAACGCAAAAAGATCAATCGTCGAGTCGTTCGCCAAACTCCTGAGCCATTAACAAAGATCGATCAACATTACATGGCTTTGCATGAATGCTATAAAGCAGCTAGAAAAGCAGGATTCACACCTGAGCACGCTTTCTGGTTGATGACTGAACATAAGACTTTTCCTGATTGGATTGTGGGCGATGGTGGGATAATCCCATCAATAGATCCAACTGACGATGAGGATGACGATTAATTAAAGCCAACCGTAGGTATTTAGTGGTGCCTGACCTCCAAATTCCCCTACACCACCCAAAAGCAGTTTCCAACTTAATCAAAATGTCCAAACATGAAAAGTTTGATTTTGTATTAAATTGTGGTGATGAACTAGATTTCACCAGTCAAAGTCGTTGGGTAAAAGGAACTAAACTAGAATTTGCAGAAACATTAGATCAGGAAAGATCTTTAGCCCAAGACATATTATTTGATTTAGGTACCACAGATATAGTCAGATCAAATCATACGGATCGGCTTTATACCACTCTACTTAAAGGTGCTCCGTCATTGATCGGATTGCCTGAATTGACCTACGAACGCTTTATGGATTTTTCAAGTCTTGGCATTAAATTCCACCGCCGAGGTTTTGCCTTTGAAAAAAATTGGTTCCTTGCTCATGGCGATGAGGGCAATATGTCTAAGCATGCCGGTATAACTGCCCTTAATTTGGCCAAAAAGTGGCAAATGAACACCGTTTGTGGGCACAGCCACCGTCAGGGTGCAGTAAGGCACCAAACTGGCTTAAACGGCCGTTATTCAACGATTTGGGGCATTGAGGCTGGTCATCTTATGGATCAGAAAAATAAAGCCAGTTATCTCAAATATGCCTCAGGCGACTGGAATATGGGTTTTGTTGTGCTGAGTTTTGGCAAGGGTGGCCATTCAGTTGAGCTTGTACCAGTCAGCCATGACGGCTCTTTCCGATACAATAAAAGGTATTATGGGGCGTGAAACAGACTATCAGCCTCGCACGATTGATGACCATATCGACGATTTTGAGGATATTAGCGTTATCTAATCGTTATAAAACACGCCGAAAGTAATTAACCAAGCGTCCTTGCCATAGGTCATACTTTATGCATCCACAAAAGCTGTGGATATGTAAGGGAGCAACATGAACGCATGGCTAGAAGCAAGGGATATGGGTTTTGTAATCATGTGGGCAATTGTCGGTTTGACTTTTGCTGCATGGATTATTTATGAGATCCGAGATACTGCATTCCAGAATGGTTATTGGAAAGGTCGGGCTGATGGTTGGAATATGCATCGCCGAATGACCAACATCAAAGCACAGTCAGATGAGGTTTTTGACTATGACAAAAACTGAGCAGCTGCTAAATGAAGCAATCACAACTGTGCAGTCAAGAGGTCTTGTCTATGGGCATGCCTACTACAACATGGAGCGAATCAGTAAGTTGGTCGGTTCGTATCTTGAATACCCAATCATGCCTCACGATATTTGTGTCATTAACATATTGCAAAAAATTAGTCGTTTACAAGAGAGTCCCGGGCATTACGACAGTTTGGTCGACATTGCAGCATACGCAGCAATATACGCTCAAGTATATGATGCCGAAACAGACAGCGATTTCAAAAAAGGAGATGATCTCTAATGGCATTCAATCTTGAGGATTACGAGGATGTGGCAACGCTAAACAAATGGTTTATTGCCAACTATCCAATGGGCAGATCAGATTTATCTGTTGTTAGTTTTGATGCAGAGAAGGGCTACATCCTGATTCAGGCTACTTTGTGGCGTGATTCTAAAGATGCTGCACCAGCTGTATCAAACTTGGCATTTGGATCTAGGGAAACTTACATCCCCAATATGAAAAAGTTTTATGTTGAGGATACAGCTACATCTGCTTTAGGGCGTGCAATAATTATTTTGAAAGGCTCTGACAAAACTGCAACCAAAGATGATATGCGAAAGGTTGAAACAAATCCATCATTTAAGGAAAAGTTAGAATCTAGGCAAAACATGTATGGCAAACCCGGATCGAAGTCAGCACAAATAGAAACGATCCTTAGAGATAGTTTTGAAGCTGATAAAAAGCCTGAGCCAGTTGCGTGGTCTGTTGGTGATGTAGTTGCTGAAATTGGTGCATCGATACCTAATGAGCCACCTGCATGCCAGCATGGTCATATTTTGAAAGAAGGAATATCTAAAGGAGGCAAGCCTTACTATGGATATGTTTGCAAAGCAAAACAATGTGATGCCAAATGGGCAAAACTTACAGCTAATGGAAAATGGTATTTTGAAGGAGGTGAATAAATGGGTGAATTACAAATTATTGATGGTTCAGGATTAACTGCAACCTTTACGGATGACGGAGTTAAAGTCGAACCATCAACGATCATTTGCGACTTATGCAACGATGACAGATTACTTCATGAGGGCGATCTGCTGCGATGCTACAACTGCCACGCTATCAATCGAATTCCTTATCCAGTACACAGGCACGATAATGCCTAATTACGAATACTTCTGTGATAGTGAGGGGTCGATGATTGTATTGGATTTACCAATGGATCATAAAATCCCTCATTGTCAAGTATGCAACGCACCATTAAGACGCATATATACAGCTGTGCCAACTATCTTTAAGGGAACAGGATGGGCTGGCAAACTTGGTTAAATTCAGATGCAACTTTTGCTCAGCCAATAGCGAATTTGTATGGCTTGATGGCTATGACACACACGAAGGGTTTAGGGTTTATCAATGCCTTAAATGCTGTGGCGTGGGCGTTAAGAATCAGGCTGAATCAACCGATACTCAAGAGCCAGTAATGCGCTGCACAAAATGCGGTGCTTGGATGTTTGCAGATAAGGAGTGCCATACATGTGCGATTCTCATGATCAAGGAGAGCACGAAATAGATTGGGCTTATCAGAATGAGCTGCATAAACAATGGCTTGCTAATAACCCTGATGCTGGATACATAGGATGGATGTCAATATGAAAATTGGATCACTCTGCACCGGTTATGGTGGATTAGATATGGCCGTTGAAGCGTACTTTAATGCTGAGATGGTTTGGTGTGCTGAAAATGATAAATATGCATCAAAGGTAATTATTGAAAGATTTAATAAACCAAACTTGGGTGATATTAAACAAATTGATTGGGCTTCAATTGAGCCAATAGATATTCTTACAGCTGGTTATCCATGCCAGCCATTTAGTCATGCAGGACAACGAAAGGGAGAAAATGATGAAAGACATATTTGGCCATACATACTTAAAGGAATTAGCATCTTACGACCTAAATACATCATCTTGGAAAATGTCAGAGGACATCTCAGCCTCGGATTCAAAGAAGTTCTTGGCGACCTTGCCAAAATTGGGTACGATGCAAAATGGCGTATTGTTCGAGCAAGTGATGTTGGCGCACCCCACCAAAGAGCAAGATTATTCATTATTGCCTACCCCAACCGCAAGGGATTTCAAGGGTCCTGGAACAAAACAAATGACGCTGCCAATGGCTTTATTGCCAACTCCAACTGCCATGCATGTGAGAAATCACGACGAACCAATAGAGAAATACCAACAGAGAGTGGAGGATTTCAACCAAGGCAAAACATTGGGAAAACCAGGAGCGAGTACAGGTGTAGCTGTGAGATGGCCAAACAAGAAATACCGCCTACATTGGATCAAGGTCGATTAAATACGAAGTTCGTTGAGTACATAATGGGCTTACCAAATGGATGGGTTAGCGATTTAGATTTATCTAGGACGCAACAATTAAAGATATTGGGCAATGGTGTGGTTCCACAACAAGCTTATTACGCATTGGAGTTATTACATGGAAGCAGGATTTGATGAAACATGGATTGATCAGTACAACATTGTGCCATTCTACGACACGCCGTCTGACCTGCGGTTTTGTTAATCGATTTGACTTGCCATGCTAGGCTGTAGTGAAGCAGTGGCTCTCAAAGCCACAAGGCGAGCCCGCAAGGGAAAGCTCGCAAGGTGCTGGCTATTAGGGATCGCTATATGTTTAGCCAACATTTCAGGCTTTGAAAAAGCATATTCCGTTGAGCCTCGTACTAACCATTACAGACAATGGGCTTTTATACAGCTTAACAATCTAGATGAGTTTTACTGTTTAGATGAGTTGTATTACAAAGAATCAAGATGGAATCCAAAAGCTAAGAATGGTAGTCATTATGGTATTCCTCAAGGTAGATCTAAATACTTACAAAGAGTTAATGGATACAAGCAAGTTGATTGGGGTATTAAGTACAACCAAGTAAGATATGGTTCTATGTGTAAAGCATTAGAGCATTACAAGACTAAGGGTTGGCATTGAGTAAGAGCGCATTAAGATCTACAGGATCTACAAGACAATGGCGTAGTATCAGAGAACGCATACTTAGGCGTGATGGTTATGTCTGTCAATACTGTGCTCAAGAAGCAGATACAGTTGATCATGTGATACCTAGAAGGTTAGGTGGTCTTGATAGTGATGATAATTTAGTTGCAAGTTGTAAAAGATGTAATTTATCTAAAGGGGGGCGTTTTTTTGTGAGCAAGAGAACACCACCGACCCCCCGTTCCTTTTCTAACCCACAAAACACCTCAATTGGGCATGAACCGACACAATCAAACCCGTCATGACTAATTCTGGAACGATCGGAAATGATCAGGCTCAATCGAATTTAGGAGGTGTGCAAACACCACGAATTCATAGTCCATTGAATGATTTACCTTCAAAAGGGCATGAAATGATCGAGTTTGCAGCTGAGATCGGTATACCGTTGCTTGAATGGCAAAAGTTTGTGGCAATTCATGGTCATAAGATAAAGCCGGATGGTCGATGGCATCATACCGAGGCTGGGTTATTGATCGCTAGGCAGAATGGCAAATCAACTTTTATGATGCTTCGTATCCTTTGTGGCATGTATGTCTGGGGAGAAAATTTACAACTCTCATCAGCGCACCGACTTACAACTTCACTTGAAACATTTAGACAAATGGTTGGAATTATTGAGGAGAATGACAAACTAGCTGCTGAGGTAAAAAAGATTAGATGGCAACATGGTGCTGAGGAAATGGAACTTAAAGGCGGTCGTAGGTTTGTTGTTAAAGCTGCTAACAATGCTTCCCGAGGTATTTCCAAGCCATCTACAATCCATCTTGATGAATTAAGAGAATATAAAGATGAGGATGCTTGGTCATCAATGCGTTATACCATGATGGCTGCACAAAATCCGCAAGTATGGATTTATTCAAATGCCGGTGATCAACATTCAGTTATCTTAAACAAACTTAGGGAACGGGCTTTAGCTACGGGCTCGAACCCCAGCGACACGATAGGTTGGTTTGAGTGGAGTGCCGAACCAGATGCGCCGATCTCCTTTCCGTCAGGCGACATCAATTGGGGTGCTTTTGCTCAAGCCAATCCATCGTTGGGACATTTAATACATCCTGATAACTTGAAAGCTGTTATTAATGATCCGCCGGATATTGTGCGAACCGAGGTATTATGTCAGTGGGTAGACACAATAAACAGCGCAATCGATGCACAAAAGTGGTCATTATGTCAGACCGACCCAATACCATTAGACCCTGATAAAGAAACTTGGTTTGGTTTGGATTTGTCGCCGGATCGTAAGTTTGGCGCATTAGTTGCTACTCAGAAATTACCAGGAGAAAAGTTTAATTTAGTTTTACTACATACATGGTCAAATGATTATTCAATTAATGATTTAGCGGTTGCAAATGACATTGCACCTTATGTAAGAAAATATAATGTTCAGACTGTCGCTTATTCCAAAAGGACTGCACAAGCCGTCGCAAGTCGGTTAGTTCCTGCTGGAATTCCCATTACAGATATGGATGGGGCGATATATGCTGAAAGTTGTGATCGATGGTTGGGGGCGATCAATAGTCATCGATTACAACATGGTGGGCAGGATGAACTGACCCAGCAAACGCTTTCCGCTGCGAAACTGCCCTATGGGGATGGGTCATGGATCATCGGACGGCGTGCTAGTCGAGTGGCAGTTTGTGCAGCTGTCGCTTCGGCGTTAGCAACCTATTTTGCGACACAAGCAGAAACGGAGATTGATATACAAGTCGGATAAATTGCATTTATGGTATATTATGTGCTAATGGGATTATTCGATAGATTTATCACAAATACCGCAATTACTCCAACAGTCGATGTAGCTGCTGCTAATACACCTTACAATTTGCAATCAGCAGTTGGTGGATTATTTTATGGCGCACAAACAGCAACCAGAGAACAAGCAATGTCTGTTCCATCTGTTGCAAGAGCCAGAAATATAATTTGTAGCACAATTGGATCTCTACCTTTAGAAACTTATAATCATTTTACAAAAGAACATTTAGATCCAAACAGAGTAATCATGCAGCCAGATCCAAGAGTTGCCGGATCAGCCATATATGCATGGATCGCTGAGGATTTATTATTTCATGGCGTTGCTTATGGTCAAGTATTAGATTCTTATGCTGCATCTGATAACAGTCGGGTAAGAGCATGGACAAGAGTTGCACCAGATCGAGTTAGTTATAACTTAAACGCAAATCAAACCGAAATTACTCAATACATGGTTGATGGAATGATTGTTCCAGCATCAGGCATTGGATCTTTAGTTGTATTTAGCGGATTAGATGAAGGTGTACTTAATCGTGCCGGTCGCACAATTAGAGCTGCACAAGAATTGGAAAAAGCTGCCGAATTATACGCAAAAGAGCCAGTTCCAACAATGGTGTTAAAATCAAATGGCACAAATCTTACTCCAGAGCGAATTACAAAACTTCTTGAGTCATGGAAGGTTGCTAGAAATACCAGAGCAACTGCGTTTTTAAATGCTGATGTTGAATTAAACGCTTTAGGATTTGATCCACAAAAATTACAATTAAATGAAGCACGCCAATACCTTGCAACTGAAATTGCACGAGCAGTTGGCATTCCAGCATCATTCTTATCTGCTGAAACTACGAGCATGACATACAGCACGACAGTTATGGAAAGAAAAGCACTTATTGATTTCAGTTTAAGAAATATCATCACACCAATTGAGCAAAGACTATCTGCCGCTGATTTTGTTCCAAATGGTGTTGAAGTTCGATTTGACATTGATGATTTCTTGAGAGGTTCAGCATTAGAGCGTGCTCAAGTTTATGAAATCCTAAACCGCATCGGCGCAATGAGCGTTGAGCAAATCCAAGAGGAGGAGGACTTAATCCGATGAAGATTAATTTCCCAATTACCATAACCGCTGCCGATACAAATAAGCGAACAATCTCAGGAACTATCGTTTCTTGGAATGAGGCTGGAAATACATCAGCCGGCAAAACAGTATTTGCAAAAGACAGCATTGATTTTTCAAAGCCTGTCAAATTGCTATTAGAGCATGACAAAACACGCCCATTGGGTAAGTTAATTGACATTACTGCAAACGATCAAGGTTTAGAAGGCACATTCAAGTTGGCAAAGACTTTTGCAGCTGATGATGCACTTGAGGAAGCAGCCACAGGGTTGCGTGATGGATTCTCCGTTGGTGTCATGGTTGATGCATGGGATAACAAAGACGGAGCAATGGTTATCTCAAAGAGTTCATTACATGAAGTCAGTTTGGTGTCTGATCCAGCAATTGCTTCAGCGAAAGTTGAAAAAGTAGTTGCAACAAATACACCAGAGAATTCCGAAGCAACCGCTGAGGATCAAACAACACAGGAGGACAAAGTGTCAGATATTACATCTGAGGCTCCTATCGCAACCGAAGCGGTAGAAGCTGCAAAGTCTGAGCCTGTGGCAGTAGTAGCAGCACAATCTGTTGCATACACAAAGCCACGCTCACCAATCAATTCAAAGGCAACATACTTGGAGCATTCAGTTCGTGCTGCTCTAGGTTCAGAGGAAAGCCGTCAGTATGTAATGGCTGCTGACACAACTGGAACAGTTGCTGGCTTAATTCCAACACCACAATCAACAGAAATCATCAATGGTTTATCAAATGCTGATCGTGGATTAATCGATGCTCTATCTCGTGGCACTCTACCTGCTGCTGGTATGACATTTGAAATTCCAAAGATTACAGCTGTGCCAACAACTGCACTTGAGGCAGAGGCTGCTGCAATCGACACAACTGATATGACATCATCTTTCGTATCTGTTGATGTAAAGAAGTTCGCTGGCGGACAAACATTCTCAGTTGAATTACTAGATCGTTCATCACCTGCATTCTTTGATGAGTTAGTTCGTCAAATGGAATTTGCTTATGCAAAGACCACAGATTCATATGTTGCAGGAGTTTTAGGATCATCTTGCTCATTAGCAGCAGTAGCTGAGGACAACACAGCAGCAGATTTGCTTGCTTATGTTTCAGCAGCAGCAGCTAGCGTTTATTCAAACTCACTTGGCTTTGCTCGCAACTTAATTGTTAACAGCACCCAATGGGGCAACATCATGGGCTACAACGATTCCGGACGCCCAATCTACAATGCATCACAACCACAAAACGCAGGTGGAAATGTAGTTCCTACATCACTTCGTGGAAATGTTGCTGGCTTGGATCTTTATGTATCTCGCTCACTAGATGGATACACAACTGGAGATCAATCAATGATCGTGGTTAACCCAGATGCATTCACATGGTACGAGAGCCCACGCTTAACACTTCGTTCAGACATCACAGCAACTGGTCAAGTATCTGTTGCTTATTATGGCTATGGCGCACTAGCAGTAAAACTTGCTGGTGGAGCACTTTGGTTCAACAAGAACTAATTTAGCCTGACTTAATGCCTACTGGTGCTCCCGCTGGTAGGCAGCTAATAATGGGAGACCTAAAGGAGATGACATGCCAAGCATTATCACAGCCACACAGTTGAGATCTGTTCTTGGTGTGTCATCTGCCTTGTATGACGATACTTACCTAAACCAAATTATTGACACAGCAGAAACTGTTATTCTGCCAATGCTTGTTTCATTTAAAGCACCAATTCAAGCAACCTCATTGTCAGACAATGTTGCTACATTTACTACACTAGGAATTCATGAATTTACCGAAGGACAATCAGTTGTCATCACAGGATGCGGAAGCCCATACAACGGCACACGAACTGTCTTGGCAGACAATCTTGGACAATATACCTTTTCAGCATCGATCACTAACGCCGATATACTCGAAGCTAATGTCATCCCATCCGGAACTGCTACCCTTTCTAGCGCATCAACTTATGTTGGAAACGCAGCTGTTCAGTCAGCCGTCTATACAGTTTCAGTCGAAGTATTCCAATCAAGACTTGCCGGCGGAGGACAAATCGAAGGAGTAGATTTTGCATCAACTCCATTTAGAATGGGTCGATCTCTTTTTAATAAGTGTGTCGGATTACTAGGCTCATATATGGATACCGACAGTTTGGCTCAATAATGCCAAGCACAATTCTTTCAGATATTCGCACACCCTTAGCAACTGCTCTTGCTGGCGTGGCTGGAAATGTTTATTCATTTGTTCCAGAAACAGTTATTCCACCAGCCGTAGTTGTTATTCCTGATTCTCCATATCTTGAATTAGAAACAATCAACAAATCTACTATTCACACTAAAATCAATTTTACAATTTCAATTGCAGTTGCATATAACAGCAACCCGGCATCGCTTGATAATATCGAGCAATTAATAATGAGTGTTCTGGCAGTTATCCCAACAGGGTATGTTGTCAGCTCTGTCGAAAGACCGACAGTTCAGCAAGTTGGTGCAAGTACGCTGCTTATCGCAGATGTTCGAGTATCTACCTACTACACACAAACAGCATAAGGAGAAATCATGGCAACAGTCGTAATTACCGGTCGTGATGTTGGTTTATCTTTCACAGGTGGAACAGATATTCAAGCACAAGCGACAAACGCAGTTCTAACCAAAGTCAATGAGCGTCAGGTTTATCAGACTATGGATGGAGAGGCTTACAAAACCACAAACATTTCAGGAACATTCCAATTGGATATGTTGGCTGATTGGGGCAAGGCAAACTCAGTTTGCGAGGCTCTATGGACAGCAGCAGAAACTGCACCAGACACAGACATCAGCATGACATTGACAGCTGCATCAGGAGCACAATTTGTGTTTCCAGTAAAGCCAGAATTTCCAACAGCTGGCGGATCTGGTGTTGATGCTCAAACTGTTTCCTTTACTTTCACAGTATCAAAGGGCGCAGTAGTAGAAACATTTAGTTAAAATCTAACAACGGGAGCAAAATGAAACTACCAATTACAATTGAATACAGCTCAGGCGAGCAAGCCACTTATGTAGCCCAACCGCCTGAGTGGGCAAAATGGGAAAAGCAGACAGGAAATACCATTGGGCAAGCAAGTGAAAAACTTGGCATTTGGGATCTTATGTTTTTGGCTTATCATGCTCATAAGCGTGAAGTTGCCGGAAGCAAACCAATCAAACCAATGGATATTTGGATGGAAACAGTAGCCGATGTCATTGTCGGTGATGCTGACCCAAAAGCCACAAAGCAGGAAGCCTAAACAGATTATTGGTTGAGTTGGCAATAGCCACACACATACCAATGAGTGAATGGGTTGATGCGGACGACATATTAACAGCGATCGAGATATTGGAGCGAAGGAATGGCAACTGAAACCATTGCGTACAATAAGAAAGATCTGCGTGATATTTATAAAGCATTCAAACTCATGGATGAACAAGCTACTGAAGAAGCAAGAGCGCAATCTGCTGCGTTGGCGTATTTTGCATCAGAGGAAATTAAGCAAGCAGCTCGAACTCGAACAAAATCTGGCAAAGTTGCGCAAAGAGTTGCGGATGGGGTTAGCATCTCTAAGTCCAGCAAAATCGGTGAGTTCCGTTATGGCTTCGCAAGACAAAAGTTTTCAGGTGGTGCTACTACGCAAACCCTATGGGGTGGTGTTGAGTTTGGTTCAAATAAGTACAAACAATTCCCTACATATTCAGGACGGCAAGGCAGAGGTAGTCGTGGATGGTTTATCTATCCAACCCTTCGCAGAATTCAGCCTGAATTGATTAACAAATGGGAACAAAGTTTTGATCGCATTATTAAGGAGTGGGTCTGATGGCAACCGGTAATCGTACGCTTAAGTTATCAATCCTTGCTGATGTTGATGATCTAAAGAAAAAATTAGGTGAAGCCGATAAGGCTGTTGAAAGCAATTCAAGCAAAATTTCAGAATTTGGAAAGAAGGCTGCTGCTGCTTTTGCTGTTGCAGCTGCTGCTGCCGTTGCCTATGGCTCTAAATTAGCCATTGATGGGGTCAAGGCTGCAATAGAAGATGAACAGGCACAGTTGAGGTTGGCTGCTGCTCTGCAGACCGCCACAGGGGCAACAGAGGGTCAAATTCAGGCTACTGAGGATTACATCCTAAAGACATCTTTAGCAACAGGTGTGGCTGATGAACAATTACGACCAGCATTCCAGCGTTTAGCCGTATCAACAAAAGATGTTAATGAGGCTCAAAAATTATTAAATCTATCTTTAGATATTGCTAAAGGTCGAGGATTAGATCTTGAAACTGTTGCCAATGCTTTGGGTCGGGCTCAGGATGGCAATACAACAGCTCTTGGCAGATTAGGTCTTGGTTTATCAAAGGCTGAATTATCTACATTATCTTTTACGCAAGTACAGCAAAAGTTATCTGATCTTTATGGTGGCGCAGCTGCTGCTAATGCTGAAACTTTTCAAGGAAAGATTGATCGATTAAAAGTAGGATTTGATGAAGCCAAAGAAGCACTAGGCGTTGCTTTGCTACCACAAGTTGAACGATTCATTGGATTTTTAAATCAAACTGGTATCCCAACCTTAAATGCATTCATTGCTGGTTTAACTGGCGATCAAGGATTAAGTGCTGGTTTGCAGGAAAGTCAAAGAAGCGCAGAAAGTTTAGGAAAAGGTATTTCTAGTGTAATTGGAATTATTCAAGGATTTATTACATTTATCAAAGAAGCCATTGGTTTAGTTATTAGCCTTGCAAATGAAAGCATTAGATTAATTAATATAATTAAGCCAGGTGCAGATATTGGCAAAATTAGTAATATTGCGCCATCATCACAAATCAAAGGTGTGCCACAAAGTGCAACGGGAACTCCATTTGGTCAGGCAGGTGGCAATACTTATAACATATCAGTTCAATCAATAGATTCTGAAGGTGCTGCAAGAGCCGTTGCAAAAGTATTAAATGACAGCGCATCTAGATCAGTTCCACAGCTTTATAACTCAGGCATCAGGGGCGATTAATGACAGTATTTACTCCAGTTTATAAACTGACAATCAATGGGGTTGAATACACAGATGTAGCAATACAAGACATAACCCATCAAGCTGGTCGGGATGATATTTATGCTCAACCGCTTCCATCATATTTACAGATTTCATTGGTTGCCTTAAATGATGAAAATTATAACTTTCAAATAAATAATGGAATTGCTTTACAAGTCAAAGACAGCACAAACACTTTTATAACTTTATTTGGTGGCAACATCACAGACATCACAACTGAGGTTGCAACTGCATCATCAATTGCTAAAACTTATACATATACAATTCTGGCATTGGGTTCATTGGCTAAATTGCCAAAAATCATTACAGATGGAGTTTTAGTTTCCGATTATGACGGAGATCAAATTTATGCTTTATTATCTGATTTATTCTTAAATACTTGGAATGAAGTTCCAGCAGCTGAAACATGGTCAGGATATGATCCAACAATAACTTGGGCAAATGCTGAAAATGTTGGTCTTGGCGACATCGATCAACCTGGTCAATATGAAATGATTAATAGATCATCTAGTCCAGATACTGTTTATAACATTGCTTCTTTAATTGCCAATTCAGCCTTTGGTGTTTTATATGAGGATTCAGAGGGTCGTATTGGATATGCCGATCAAAACCACAGGCAGACCTATTTAGCCAATAACGGCTATACAGACATCTCAGCCAATACAGCTATCGGCGCAGGTCTAAAAACTTTAGCTCGATCTGCCGATGTTCGCAATGACATTTACATCAATTATGGCAATAATTTTGGATCTCAGGAAACTGCTACCGATGCCACCAGTATTGCTACTTTTGGCTATAAGGGCGAAACTATTAACACAACTTTGAAAAATGCAGTTGATGCTCAGGCTCAAGCTGATAGATATATTGCTCTCAGATCATTTCCAAGAGCTTTACTTGACAGCATCACTTTTCCAATAACCAATTCAGAAATTGATGATACTGACCGAGATGCTTTGCTTGGGATCTTTATTGGTCAGCCTTTACGGATCACAGACTTGCCGGTTCAGATAGCCCCAACAGGACAGTTTGAGGGTTATGTGGAGGGTTGGCGTTGGAGCACTAGATTCAACGAATTATTTTTGACCATAAATTTGAGCCCGATCGAATTCTCTCAAGTAGCACTTCAATGGGAGCAAGTATCAGCCTCAGAGGCATGGAACACTTTATCCGCTATACTAACATGGGAAAATGCGATTGGAGCAGTAGCCTAATATGGCAAACACAACGAACTTTAATTGGGAAACACCAGACGACACAGATCTGGTTAAGGATGGCGCAGCTGCTATCCGCACACTTGGTTCAGCCATTGATACATCTTTGGTTGATCTTAAAGGTGGAACAACTGGTCAAGTATTAAGCAAGGCAACAAACACCGACATGGATTTTACTTGGGTTGCGCAAGATGACAGCAACGCAATTCAAAATGCAATTATTGATGCAAAGGGTGATTTAATTGTTGGAACTGCTGCTGATACTCCTGGCAGACTTGCAGTTGGAACAAATAATTATGTTTTAACAGCTGACAGCGCAGAAGCAACTGGAATGAAGTGGGCTGCACTTGCTACTGGTACAACATTTGTTGGATGCTCACTTTACAAAAATGCTAATCAAACAGTTAATAACGCAACCAATACCGCAATCACTTTCCAAAGCGAATCTTATGATACTGATGGATTTCACGATACCTCTACAAATACAAGTCGAATAACAATTCCCGCTGGTAAGGGCGGTAAGTATCTTTTAACTGGTTCAATTGGCATGAGCACCGGGGCAAATGAAAGAGAAATTTCTGTTTGGAAAAACGGAACAAAATTTAACATTATGAGTCAGTTATACGCAGAAAATCTTGGTGGATTCTATAATGGTTTTTGTTATGTAATCAGTTTAGTTGCTGGTGATTATGTCGAACTTTACATGAATCAAGGCAGCGGAGGAAGTTTAACTGTTTATAATGGACAAGACACAACATCATTCCAAGCCAGTTATTTAGGAGCATAAAGTGATTAAATTTAATAAACCTGAAAACCTTAACGGAGCAGAATTGCTTGCTGAATTAAATGCTGCTGGAGTCGAAATTACCGAGCCACCATTAATTGATGGCAACGGCGAATTTTGGTTAGATATATCTGATAAAGATAAATCAAAAGCAGAATCTGTAGTTGCTGCACACAATGGCAATACTGTTGCACCAGAGCCAACAGTTGAACAAAAACTATCGAGCGTTGGCTTGAATGTTGAGGATCTTAAAGCAGCTCTTGGTTTGTAATGAAACCATTTTTATCTAAAGCTGCGGTTCAATTGAGGGAACAGATTGATGATTCATTCCCAGATCGCAGCCGTAAAAGTGATGGATGGTTGGGTGATGCTCGTCATTCCACAAAAAAATCTGACCACAATCCAGACTTTAATGGGTGTGTCAGAGCCATTGATATTGATGCTGGCTTGGGTAAGCAAGAAGGAATTTCTGCTTATCTCGCTGACCAAATCAGAGAGTGTGGAAAATCAGATAAACGCATATCTTATGTAATTCATAATCATCATATTGCTAGCAAATTGTTTAATTGGAAATGGCGTCGATATAAAGGCATTAATCCTCACACCAAGCACATTCACATTAGCTTTAATAAGTCAGGCGACAAAGATGGCTCATTTTTTAACATCCCACTACTAGGAGGCAATTCATGAAACTAAACAAAAAACATAAGGCAGCGATTAAGTCATATTTGAGAGCTGTTGCAGCTTCAGGCATTACTGTGGCGCTTGCCATCGTTGCTGACATCCGACCAGAGTTGGCAGTTCTTGCTGGAGCGTTAGTTGCACCAATTGCCAAAGCATTAGATCCAAAATCCGGGAGCGAAGCTGATTATGGAATTAATGCCAAATGACGGCAGCAGATTGGGTCGCTATCGCCTCTGGCGTGTGCGCCGTATCAGGCAGTTTATTCATGGGTCTGCGTTGGGTTATTAAATCTTACTTAGCCGAACTTAAGCCAAACGGAGGCAGCTCCTTAAAAGATCAAATGAATCGACTTGAACAGCGTGTCGATGATCTATATTTGCTATTAGTTAAGAAATAATTTCTGACATGGCGAACACACGAAAACCTATCAAACGAAAAAAGATCAATCGTCGAGTCGTTCGCCAAACTCCTGAGCCATTAACAAAGATCGATCA